ACCTACAGTTCCGTCACCTGTGAGCGTTAACTCCTGGGCTCTGTAACCTGTAGTTCTCCAATAAGAGGTTTTATCCTGAAACCAATCAACTTGATAGCCCGCAATGTAAGCAGGAGGCTCTAAGGCTGTGTAGTAATCCATGACGGGAGTAGCGCCCTGCCCAACATCTACTGTTTCTGTTAATAGGTTATAATCCGCTACATTAGAAGTAGTTATAAACTCATACGTTCCTTTTAAAGAAAAGATTTGCAATTCTTGAGGAAGGTCGTACAAAAGAAAGGTATTTACAGCTTCATCTATCTGCGAATCCGTTATCTTTGAAGAAGTAAAACGCCCCGTAAGGCGTCTCACTTTAGTGCGTATGGTTGCAAGAGTGCTCATGCATCCTCAGAAAATTCAAGGCTTTCAAATGAGTATCTTTTCACTTTTTTATCAATCCCTTGGTAAGGATTTCCTTGTGCGTCTAATAGCCATTTCTGACGATCATAGTAGCAGTTAGAGTTGATGTGCTTAGCTACCATCTTAGGCACAGTATATTTCTTTCCATCCTCAAACGTATACGTTTCGGTGGGATCATATTTGTACTTACGAAAACTAAACTTAAGTGCACCTCCAGGACTTTCTAAGTTACGGAAAATACCCGTAACCGCCTTAGAATCTTCCTTATGCATCTTTCTTAGATCTTCTTCAGTTAACTTCTGTCTCATCAGTTGTCCTTCCTTTTTGAGAAAGGGGGCCGAAGCCCCCAAACAGTTACGCGTTATCTACCGCGAATGATTTACCAGCTCTCCAGTAAATGACATCGCTAGATGAACCTGCAGGTGAGTTTACACCAGCTGCAAGTTGCATGCCAAGGATAGATACGTTATCACTTGCATCATCTAGAAGCCCACCGTATGTGTTACCAGCAGAAACCCCAACAGGAATTACTTGAGCAAAGTTTAGTGGTGCTGCAGATGCTGCAGGGAATCCAAACGCTGAAAATGCCGATGTGTCGATATCTACAGTGATTGTATTCGTAAATGAGTTCGCATCAGCTTGGTTAATAGCTGTAACAGTACCTTGTAGACCGTCAAGCTCTACCATCCCAAAAGCGCTAGGAACTCTAAACGACACTAGCTGTCCTACTGTAAAGCCATGAGTTACAGACATTGTAACAATAGCTGAAGAAGCTTGTGAAATGTTTAGAATTGTGCGGTTTCTTGGGTAAAACTGCGGATCGAAAGGAATCTTACGAGCATTAAACGATGTTGCTGCTGTGAAGTTCGCAATGTTTGTATTTAGGTTAGCAAGAGTGAAAGTATTCGCTCCTGTGTTAGCCACTGTAAACTCAAGACCATTGATTTGATCCATCGTATCAGAATTGTAAATACGAACAATGTCACCAGTCGAAAATGGGTGAGTCGTTACTGTACAAACTGCTGGCGCAGCTTTAGTAATGGTCGTCCCTGTTTGTGCAGCCCCTGGAGTTAGGTCAGCTGTATCAAGAAGAGTAAATCCACCAGAAGTAAGATCATCCATGTTGATGATACTTGATGAGTTTTCCTTACCAATCTTAATCCCTGTGCCATTCGCCATTCCTCGCTGCCAGTAGAACTTTACTCCTCTACCTGTGCTTTGAGTTGTAGCTGCTTGCGTATAGTTGATCACTTCCATCCAGTCTACATCAGAGCGGATAGCTAGATTCTTTACAGAACCGTCAGATGTGAATCTACCTTGTTGAATAATTGTACTCATGATGCCTCCTTAAGCTGCTGTGCTTCTGATGTTAATTACCCAGCCGTCGTTGAGTAGGCGTGGTACAAAAGCAGATTTCCAACCTACTGATGCATTTAATGCAAGAGGGCCAGAATAAATAGGAGGACGATATAGGAACTGAGAGCTATATCCATCTTGATCAATTGCTGCATATGCTTCCATACCTACGCATGGTGCATTATATACGTTAGCACCTAGAGCAGAACCTGAAGCTGTTACAGAACCAATAGAAGATAAAAGCCAACGTGTGTTACCAATCGCACCCCATTCAGGACGTAGAACGTCTGCTTGGTTTGGATATTGGTTTTTAGCAATAAAGCCATCAACTCTTTCTAGCTGACCAATAAGATCTGTGCTTGCCATACAGAAAAACGCATCACGCACTGGAGCTGTTCCAAAGCGATCTTCACCTTCGATAGCATCAGAAATTGTATACGCATCGTTAGATGCAAGCGTTCTCACAACTTCATCAATATCACTACGAGTTAACTCTGTAGGATTATCTCCATTCACACCACCAACACAGTTATATTGGCTAGCTGTTGATACAAGCATGTTGCGAGTAAGCTCATCTTCTGTTTGACGAAGAGCTACACCAAGACGTTTTGCCGATTCGTTAAGAACTGGATCTTGTGCCTGCAATGTTACTTGCTCGTTAAGAATGATGTACTGACCGTAGTAGTCAATACGTGCATCAATATTAACAGCTGTTAGAGGAGTTGGAGGAGGCTCTACGCCGCTGTTTCCGAGTGGTACTGTAGAAACAGGAAGAGGGTTATAACGACGCATACGAAGAGTGTCTCCACCATTTCTTGGAAGAACTTTTCTCTCAGCTGCGAGGTTATGAATCATATAAGGAGTCGGGACCGCTAGAAGCTTTTCACTAAAGCTCTGTTGAATCGGTGCCGACAATACACTTGTTGTGGTTGTCATATTTCACCTTTAAAACATTAAATAATTTCTTATTTGCAGTTTTAGGCGACGAGGCTAATTACGTCTGGTAAGGAGTGCGAACCCTTAATACGCAAAATAAATGTGTGAAGGTGCGATGCTTCATTACGCTAGATTTATCAAATCAAATTTTTCCTTTTACCTCTACAAAAAAAAAGACCTCCAACAAGAGGAGGTCTCGGTCTCTACACAAAAGGATGCTTCTAGTACCTTTTAGCGCTTTCTGTCATTTCTTTATATAATTGTTTTTTTCTTTCTTCCGTAAGGCCCATATATTCTGGGGCATAGCTGAGCGCGCTTGGGCTTTTAATAGCATTTGAAGTGCCAGGTTTTGATTTGTTGTGTGCAATTCTTTCTGCTACAGCATCTGTTTCTGGATTGGCATAGCCTAAAGCTTTTAATGTTTTGTACATCGAAACCCCTTTTTTATAGGTATCTTTGCCACTCATAAGAGACTCATAGAGCTCTGGCTCCGCAGTTTGAAACTTATGAATATTCTCGGGGGTAATTACCTTTTCTATATCCGGAAACTGCGATTTTAGTTTGTTTACCTTAGCTTCTTCCGCTTGCATGGCATAGGCTTGCTTAAGACCTTTTAGCTCTTGAATATAGGTTTTTATGTGCCTTCCTTCCACAAGCTCATCATCATCCACACCCCAAGAATCTTCTGGTGGTGTAGAAGGTTGAGATGATTGAGCTACCTTTTCTTCATAAGCTGCAATCTTGCGTGCAAGCTCTTCATTCATTTTCTCTAGCGATTCGGTCTTCTTACGAAGCTGTTGAAAATTATACTCTTTACTAGATACTTGAGTTTCATTTTCTTGATGTTCAGATGCAGAATCATGATTTGCAGTTTCAGGATCCATTTCTGGAGATGCATCTGCAATTTGCGTTTCTGGTACTTCCACTTCATGTTGTTCCTCATTCATACGTCTTCTCCATTTTCTTTTAGGCAAAGCTTATGCAAATCGCCTCTTTTAAATGCTTCCATAAATTCAAAAAGACTGCGTAAAGCAGGATCATCTTTATCCCCATACCGTAAAAGTCTTTCACCTTCGTGTAAATCAGGAAGAGCCCACAAGAGTTTTACTGTAGATGACTTACGGTGGAATTTATACACATACTCTCCATAATGAGGAGTAGGACATGTTTGACGAGCAAAGTATTTCATCACGATTTGTCGTTTTTCATCTGCCGAATAAAGTTCTGCTTTTTTATTAACCACCATGCACACGACATAGAAATCACCCCTATAAATGTCATAATGGTTTTCAATTGCTTGCTCTATGTTTCTTTCAAAAACATCACCCGGTAAAGATCCCTCGCACCGTACAGCTTCTGTACTTAAAATCTTTCCCTCATACTGGCTTAAATCTTGGTATTGCGTAGGAATGTCTTTAATCTTTTCGTGCATAATACCTTTTTTAGTGAAGAATACAATTTTTATTATACTTATGACAAAACTACCCTAAATGATCAATGAACATTTAAGGTAGAAAGAAGGAACTACTTTTTTGAGGCTTTTGGCTTTAGGTCAGGGTACTTAGCATAAACAGCTTTCTTAATACCTGCTGGCTTTGGAGCGTAATGAGCATATGCTAGTGCAGCTCGCGCTCTTTCCTTGGTATTAATGGGATAACTCCCTTCTGGAGCGCCACCTGAAGGACCTGCAAACATAGAAGGTTTTACTTTTTTGTATTCCCCTACATTAGACCCACCTGGCTTCTCTTCCATTTGTCGCTTTTTTGCTGGAGTAACCTTTACTCCCTTAGCAATTTGGACTTTTTTCTTATTCATGGACAATCCCACTTCTTCAATGCGAGAGCTTTTCTCGTTGGTTTCCCATTCTTTTTAAGTGGTCCTTTAACACCACTCATTCTCGCACAGAAACTCTTACGTCTCTTTGCCTTAGCGGGCGATTTAGCAGCTTGGGCGCTAGAGACAGGTGGCTTTAAATTAGCTCCCGTCTTTTTCTTAAAATACTTTCGTCCTTTAGCGTTTAAACCACCCTTTGGGTTTTGGTACTTTTTAGCTACCATTACTTTTTCTTGCGGCCAGACTTATCCATGCTCTTGACAGACGAATAAGCTTTTCTGCCCATTGCCTTCTCCATACCTTTCGATTCGTCTCTACGAGCTTTCATCGATTGGCTTTTCTTGCCCTTACGCATGCCTAGACTTTCATCTAGTTTGTCATTGTAACCTTGTTTACATGGTCTTTTCATTTAATTCTCCCTACATTTAATTCTAGAGATTGAGCCTGGAGAATAGCGTTTCGAGCATCTTCCGCTTTCTTTTTAGGACGTTTTAAGTCCCTAAGTCCTGGAACTGTTTCCCTTGCTATTTTTCCAAGCTCTTTCCCTGGTCGTACCATAGTCACTAGAATTGCTTCCTAAGTTTACGAACTGAATCAGCGTTTTCAAAATCAATAGACTCCAAGCTGTCGCCTAGTTGATATCCGCCAAGTGTTGCTTGCTTAGGATATTTTTTATGAATGACTTCTTGCGGAAGGTTTGCAGGTGCAGAACGGTCTTCCCCAAATCTCATAGATTTCTTTTTGTCTTTAGACTTCATTTGTTTCTCCTTTGGCTATTACAGCCATTTCTTCTAAGTTAGGGGTTACTACTTGTTGTTGATCCCTAAATTCTTCCGCATCTTGCCGACCTTGTATTCCTTGTAGGATAGCAAGTTGCTTCATGAGATTATCCAAGTCCATGCCTTGGAGTTCTTTTAGAGCCCTTACTATATGTAAGGTCCCTAGATCTCGATCTTTATCCGCTTCATTTAAACGTTCAATCGCTAACGCTCTATTCTCTTGAACGCGTGAAGCTCTTTCCAATGCTAGACCTCTATCTGCTTCAGCCGAGGCTTGTGCCTTTGTGTTCTCGTTTTGAGCCTTCTGCATAGCCATTTGCATCTGCACCTGTTGCACTTGAGCTTGCTGCTGTTCTTGTGCTTGGATGCCTTTAATGAGGTCGTTTTTGTTTTGTAAGGTGGCAGCTTGGACAAGTACATCAGATGGAACGGGCACCCCAAGTTCTCGCAATTGAACCAGTTGAACAAATTCCATTTGCTGTTGACTTTGAGTATCAAACCCTTGAGTGACAAACGCATCATACGTGCCAAAGGCTTTGTCATAAAACTGTGGTGCAGGCTCTTCATTAAGAATTCTCCTTACCTTTCCTGGAGTAAAATTATCCTGGACTAACTTCAGGCATAACCTTCCTAATTGCTTAAGAGCAAAGTCTGCATTATCAAAAAATATTTGTAACGTGGTTAAACCAGCACCCTGCCGAAGAGCACTTAAAATACCCGCTTTGTCGTCTAGTGCACTCCCTAAAAGCTCTTCGTTTACGCCAGATATGTTTTGGATTTCAGATCCTAGCTTTTCTATAGACGCAAAGCCACTTTGACCAACTTCAGCTGCAGGGATCCTCGAAACATCAGACATACTAGCTTCTTCTTTTAACGCTAAGCCTTTCCCTTGGCCACTTAAGAAGACATCACTAGGATTCACCAGAGCATTTTCTTTGTATATCCATCCAGAATTTAGTTGAGACTCTAAGATATCGAGCATGATCTGCATGCGCCTGTTGTATAAAAATTGCGGGTCCCTTAAATCTCGGACAATACCTCTACACTTCTTAGAAAAGTCAGGTAAGTTAGGTTGAAAATATCCTAACATAGGTACAAAAGGGTAAGCATCAAGCCCTGTAGGCTGAGGACCGTTATACATAACAATCCCATTCACACTAATCGCTAAATGCACCGTAGGAATATGGTGTTTAATCATTTGTACAGAGGGGAAACGAGCTAAAAATACATCTAGCATTTCTTTTGTGCCATGCCATTCCCTAGTCTCACCCGTTTGCCTATCAATCAGTAGTTCTTGCTCTCGCATGGTACGGTAATAGTACTCGTCCCAAGTAAGTAAGTTCGTCTTCGCATACATGAAAGACTCGGGCATAAGATTAAACTTACCATCAGAGTTAGACAGAGGCTGCATACGGGCGATATCTTTTTCTCTGCCTGGAAGGAGGCTTTCAACCTGCTCTTTTGTCAGCCATTTTCGACGCCAGATATAGTTACAGTCACTTAAATCGGGATTCCTAAAGTAACTATCAATCATAAATTCATTATAAGCCACGTAATCCACCCGCAGATTACCTGAAATCGGGTCCTCCCTATAGTCCATCCAGGGGGCAAGCATGCTCATTCCTGTAGTTATCATGCCTCGAAACGCACTCGAAAAAGTATAAGGCATGTGATCTTTATCAAAGGCCCAAGAAAGGACTTTAGTGTACTGATCCGCTGTCTCTTGATCTGCGTTTTCCTGAGGGATTACTTGTATCGATTTCCTATTTCGGCTCTGATAGCCCGCAACCGTATTGACTATTCTTTGAACTTGATTGAAGTTCCAATGCTTAGAAGATGGAATTCTATACTGGTTAAATATATCGGCCCAATATTCAGTATCTCCAGCACAACACCTTGTATCTAAGTCCGCTTCTTGCCAAAAAGTTTGGTTGGTTAAGTTGTCCTGTTGATATGTAGACTCCATAACTGACTGCATCTTTGCATCACCATCAGTATAGAACTCTTCATAGGAAATATAAGGTCTAGTCATTATCTAAATCCCGGGTATGTATCTTGAAAGATTGGGGGTAAATTGGATTGGACCCCATATTTTGCCGCGTAGTAACGCTTGTCTAACTCTTCAGCGGAAGAAGATTCTTCTTTGTAAAACTTTTTGGAAATAACTAAATATCGCAAGCAATCGGCATAGTGACTCGACCAATCATGAAGGGGAGTGGCTTTGTATACTTTTCGTTTCCCGTCGTACTCTTGCCTGTAATTTTCTAAGGCCATAATTAAGTCTATGCATTTAGTCTTATCTATATATATCTTAGGAAACGATGCCCGTACAGCTTCTATTCCATCTTCTAGACCTACGGAAGGAGCTATATTAAATTTAATACCTAATGTATGGGCTCTTTCTATCCTCGTAGTCCCAGATCCCCATTCCTTAACTCTAATATCATGAGGAGCAATGTGTTTGCCATAGCGATAAGGCTTAGATTCTAATATTTCTACATAATGCTCGAGGCCCACTTTTGAAGAAGAGTAAGCATCAATGATGTGAATGGACTTTCCG